CTAATCGTATACCAATGGCTGTAAGTTAATGTGAAATGAAAGCGCATTTTTACTTGGATTGATGCTATATCGTACCTGCTGCAGCGCTACAGCATCCTGACTTTCTGGAGAAAAATCTTTCAGGCCAAGTTGCTTGCGGTAGGCATCCCACCAGCGTGAAAGAAGCTGGTAACGTCCAGCGGCTGTTGATTTGAGTTTCGGATTTAGCGTGACAAGTTTGCGGGGGTGATCGGAGTAATCAGTGAACAGTTCGCCACCGACAATAACATCATAACCGTGATTTCTGGTTTTCTGCCGTCCGTTATCTGTTCCTTCTGACCATGCCACCATATCAAGGAAAGCTTTACGCTGGGAATTAAGTGTCTGCATTAATTACTCCTTATGGGCACCGAACTTGTTACCGATGACCCTCATTGCCGCACCACGAATAGCATCAACACCAATCAGCCCCACCCCACCACCAATGGCAACAGAAAGTGATTTAGGCCATCCGACATACTCAAGCGCGGATGCAAAGGTCAGCGTCAGAGCACCACAAAGCAGAATCTCAAGCGTTTTTCGTTTCCAGCCGCCGCCACCGCCAAAATAGGCAATGCGCAAACCAGCCATAATAATTGACATAACCACTGCACCCAGCGGCGTATCTCCACGCCACCAACTTTGTAAGAGTTCCAGTAAGTCAGGCCAGGAATGAGGGGCATTGTGCATTTTCATAAGCCTCACCTCCGAGAGTTCGGATGGTGCTAAGTGTAAGATTCAGGCTCTCAGGCTTGCTAACAAGAAGTCGAGGATGTTTCCGGAGCCTAACAACGAAAAAGCCCCGGGACATGCCGGGGCCAGATGGAGTGCCAGATTAAGCTTCTGGCGGTATATACTCGTGTTTGATATCGTTAAATCGCCAAAAGTAACAATTCAAACAAAGAGGATTTTTATGTCTGAAAAAAACAAACCACAAGGTGAAAATAAACCTCAGCAACCCGTGGCACCAAAACCAACTCCAACACAAAGTACTACAGACTTTGCTACACGTCGTGTTTTTGTTGGAGATTCTGCCGACTCAGTCATTGAACATATAAAAAAACAGCCGAGATAAACATCGCCGCTACCGGAGCAAGGATGGTATACATCCTTGCTTTATCGAGACTCGTGCGGATTTTCTCATTTTCCAACAGTAACTCTCTTGCTGTATCACTCAAGTCAACAAGGCGATACCTTCGTATAAGCGGCAATAACTTATCAGGTCCTAAATATCCTGCATCAGCGAATATTTTAAAGCTCGAGGGCTCCATATCCTTATATTTTTCATGATATAGATGATCAGGAGGGGCATTGATCAGGCCCCTAACCTTCACAGATAAACCAGTACATACCAAGTAAATGGCGCACCATGTCCATAGTAATGTAAATGTGGTAATTCCGGCGGTGAGAAAATCGAAATTAGTTTTCTGTGTCAGCAATAAAAAAGATGAACCAATTCCAACAATCTGAATGTTCAGAAGTTTGTATCCATTCTCAACATTGGTTTTGTTAGAAAGATGAATCTCTCGTATCGTCTCTTCCCCTTGTTTTTCAAGATAATCGACGAGCTCATCATCTACTCCTAAAAAATAATCTTTAGGTAGTTCTCTCATCTCACCTCCACATCCTGTACTGAAAACAATTTTACCAGAATGTCTCGATTCTAGGTATTCCGCCAGGAATCGCGCTCCAGAAATGAAACATCAGGTTCGCCAGTACCAGAAACAACAAAACCCGCTCAATGGCGGGTTCTGGTAAAGTTCATGCGCTTGGTTCGCCTCGCGATACAGCTTTGCGAAGCATACCGGAATTGAAGCAGTTTATGCGTAAAAAATCAAGCTATTTTTTGAGCAAATGATTCTCGCATGGGAATATATAGGGCATACTCAGCAACAGCCAACCAATTAGCAATTCGCTTTTCGCATGTGCTAAAACACCACTCAGGATGTGCATCATTTAGCAATTCAGCCATTTTGCGCTTAGTCATCCCCCGTCCTTCATACCGTTGCCGGAGGACACTAATCAATCCAGGATGCTCTGCCAGCACCTCACTTATGACTCTATCAATACATAACGCCTCTGCATCAGTACAATGCGCCAGCCAGGTCTTTTGCTTGCCATTGATCATCTCTCGCAAAAACGCTTCCAGCTCAGGTTTCTCTATTCCCGCTTTTTTCATCCTGCGCAGGGCTTCATTGACGGCTGTTTTCGTCAATTTTTTGGATGCCAGCAACTGGTTAAACATATTTCCCGTCTTACCGCCGCCAATATACGACCAGCGCCCCCACATGCGCAGTTTTCCCTGAATCCAGACACTTTCCAGCGTGGTGAGACGAAGGTGTTCCCCGCTTTTGCCTGTATTTGTTGGGTAAATCATAAATAACCTTCCTTTCTCCAGATTTCTTGTGTGCGAAAAACACCTTCTGCATGCATCAGGCGTAATTCTTCTTTGGTGTAATCGCTGGTTTTTACCCGCCCGTCGATTAAATCGTGGCATGAGCTACAGGCAATCGCTGCCTGCATATCGTGTGGTTTTGTCGCTGTTCCGCACGTCCCCGCCAGCCTGTAATGCGCCAGCACAGATGTTTCGGGATTGTGATTGCAGTAGCCAGGAATTCTGACGGTGCACATCTGCCCCCGCGCCGCTTTACGTAAATCCACCATTACGCAAACTCCAGTAACTGTGCGGCCACATTTTCGACTTCCTCCGGAGAGGAAAATTTACGGAACAGGATCCAGTTCCACAGCACATTCAGTACAGATTTATAAACCTGCTGAAACTCGGTTTCGTCCATGTTCGCAAAAGCGATGGATTTCGCCAGACGCCCATGGCTACCGTCCGGATAAAAATGTTCGGTGTAAAATCCAGCCTGAATGGTTACCCACTCGCGAAAAGCCTCAAACGACTTTAGCAATGCCGTATCCCGGGTTCTGCGTGTCGCAACTGTATTCAGATATTGCTCTGCGGCATCACTCAGGGCTGGCGTGTGTTCCCGACCAACTGATTCGCACAGGTAATCAACGAAACCAGACAGCAGTTCTCGTTCGCGAGGCGTGATCGCCCCACCGACCGGAGTCCAGTAATCGAATCCCAGTTGCAGGAGTTTGAAAAAACGCTTGTGGAATGCGTAGTTACGCACACGCTTAAAGTCTGCGTGTATCCACTCACCTATTTTGATTTGATGCAGAAAATCGCAACTCTCCGGCGTCGCCGGGAGAAGTAAACCAGAAGAAGTTTGTTTGACCAGTTGTATATGCGCCATTTCTCAATCTCTCGATGGCGCAGTGCAGCAGATGCCAGTTGTTCAGGCTGACGTATAAAGTATAAATAAACTGGTTCCAGTGTAAAGCCCCCACATTGATGGAATAAAAATCAAACAATAGATTGCTGGGATAAAATACAACGCTTATTATTAAAAGCGGTTAGACAAATTAAATTTTAATGTTATGCAAATCTGCCAGATCAGCATAATATCTCATTTGAAAACCGCTGAAATAACAATCCTATCAGGATTAATCATATTAAGGTGAGTAAATATGGAAAACAACAAATCTGCACATTACGCTCCTTTTTTATCTGTAATACTTTTTGTTTTTTGCTGTGTATGGGCATTATTTTTATAAAAATATTCACAGATAAAATAAACTCGCCGAATCAGGTTAAGTGTGGGTGCGTTGAGGATGCCTGACACATCAGAGGCGGCGAGGGATTTCTCCCTCGCCTGGTCACTCTTACTCCTCAGGTTCGTAAGCTGTGAAGACAGCGACCTCCGTCTGACCGGTTCGGATTCGCACCTCGCAGAGGTCTTTCCTCGTTACCAGTGCCGTCACTATGACGGTTAAACAGATGACAATCAGTGCGACTAACATCGCCTTTTGCTGCTTCATAGCCTGCTTCTCCTTGCCTTCCGGCGCGTAAGAGGCTAACCTACATGTGCAAAGCATGAAATTGGCCTCAGATTAATGTTAAGCGTCTTGCCGGACGCGTAATGTTATCTGGGGCTTTTCTCTATCTGCCGTTGGTGTTCATGCCCGAGGCAGATAGCCTCAAGCACCCGCAGCAATTCTACTTAACCCCCGTCACCTCGCCAATATAAAATCAATCAGAAAGGCGATCCATAAGAACAACAGCAAGACAATAAATTGCCATTACAGCCGCAATAGCTAGCGCACATTTGAGAACCAGCACGACAACCTCCTGTATTGGGCGTACACCAGTCCTGATAAATATGAGGATGTCTCGTCAGTGATTCAATGCAACTATTGGGTATAGTTTCTGTGATTTTGTTCTGTAGAAATGGAACACAACAACCAGTCACCACCAGCACTTCCTTAAATGCTCTAAGTCAGAAACAAGCCAACATTTTAGTCCGCTTTGAGCGAAGAGCGGACGCTCGCATCTGTCCCAACACACTGAGGGCTTCACGAACACCTAGGTGTACTCGTCAACTGGGAAAAAGTCAGATTATCTGCGTAAGTTTCAGCGTAAAAATTGGGCACTATAAAAGTGCCCAAACTGTAGAAAAATACATAATGCTATGTATCTGAGCCAAACATAGAGCGCCGCCTTGTTATTTTATAATAAGTGGGATTTTCATTATCCACCTCAAAATCAGAGAAGAAGTGGTTATCTCTTAATGCTGTTAATAAACTTTGATTAGTTGAATCAACTTCAATTTTAGGTTTGCCTCGCCCCAAAATTTTACTGAACTCCGATAAACCAAGCAGATCAAGATACTCTTTGCAAGTCGTCTTACTCAAATCCTTACCCGGCAACAAAGCGATTAGCAGTGCTATTTTATTCTGCATATTCAGTCCCTCTGCGACAAACAGGTTTTTTAGTAACGGTTCAGAAACATCATTAGGACTTGCTATCAATGCTGATATATCCTGTATTGCTCGACTCAAGATGAGCGACTGAGTAGAGGTTCCCCAAGTTTTATAAGATGACGTCAAGATTAGAAGTTCATCTGGTTTAAAATTATTTTCTAAAATATAGTCATTAACGACCTGAGAGTAATTCTTACTATAAATAGCCAACGGAGTTTTAACAAACTCGAGTAGCTTAACTTTCAAATCATCATCAACTTTCCAAGAAAGTATTGATATAGCCTCATCCAAAATAAAGTTATCAATCGTCATTAATTCAACGTATGCCCTGATATTCTTATGAATATAATAGGAAAGTTGCTCTGAATAGTTATCTCGTATGAAATTAAGTGGCGCAACATTCATACGAATAATATTTTTATCCACTAATATTTTGAACTTATCACTCGCGATATTACTAGCGCTAAAGGATGTTTTACAAATAATATTTAGTGAGCAAATTAATTTTTCATATTTATCATTTGATAAATCATTACAGATAACAATCGATTTAAATAATTTACCTTTAAGCTCGTTATCAATATTAATATTTTGAAAATTCAGGTCTACATCAGTTCTATTGATAAATTCGATAAGTGAGTCATCCAGTCCATCAACATGTTCAAAATAAGAGACAATATTTTCCTCAGAGCACACTGCTCTATCTTTATCCAACAAAGATGACCATAAAGATTCGCTCTCAACCTCACTCAGAGATGTCACGAAAGTTTGCAAAGCGTTTATATACTGGCCTTTTTGTTCATCAGATATTCCCTCATTATTAAGAACGGATAAAACAATGGATTCATCATCCACGATTGAACCATCACAACTAGATAAAACCATATCCAGATAGTCCCTAATATGGTTATTAACATAACTAGCCAAGGGAGAATCAGGTTGTGACATCACTAGTGTATAGTTCTTATGGCGAATATCATCTTCACTATTAAGCGTGTAAACCTTACTCAGCATTAAGGTCAGGTTGGAAAAATTAATATCATAAAGTGAATGCTGGTAAACCGCATCAAAGAGTACTTTATTTGCGTTTTCAAATTTAATACTGACAAAAGAGACGTTAAGCAACTTAAAACCACTAATTAATTTGTCAACCTTCGGTTCTGATATTGCTAAATAACCTGCCGAATCAGAGATGTAATCAGTCAGACAATCATCAATATTAATGGCCTCGATGGCGTCATTGGCAGAATAATAAAACGTGCCTATAGAGTAGAGTTTAACCCAATCAGCAGAAAATTCACTCTCTGTCAGCGCATAAGAAAAAAACTCAGGCCACTGTGTATTTAATCGATTAATGAAGACAGGCTGAGCCCTCTCAGTTTCAAAGTAACCACGAATAAACTCAACTCTTCTATCTTTTCTTAGTTGTTTGAATAAACGTTTTATTAAGTTTACCTGGGCTGGCGTTTGAAGCAGATAAGCTAATAAATCAAAATTAAGCGCCTCTTCCTGTTCAAAATCCACTTCTCGAAGGCGGGCAACGACCAGCTTGGGGTTCTTGAGTTGATAAGTGAACTCTTTGCCTTTTTGATCGGTAATGCTGCGTAAAAACATCTTATCAATTCGACTCAGGCTATTTTCATAAAAATAGGTCATATAGTCGGTATAGGTTTCATCAATATAACCATCACGAATAAGGTATTTAAGCAAGTCAAAATACTCACTGCTTTTTATTTCATTAAAGTCTCTTTCCTCTCCAATTTCATTGGTATAGGTGAGTTTAAATATTTCATCAATGTTTTCTCTAGTTATTACTTCTTTAAGTCTTTTGTTTCTAGAATCAACCAAACTTTCTCTTGATCTTGATATAAGCTCATTAATTTCTTCTATTTTACCATTAAATTTATTTTCAACACTTTCTTTTCTAGCCGCCCTTCTCTTTGCTATATCAGCTTTCTCAGCCTGATTATAGTGAGGATGATTATTATATCTAGATAATTCCTTATCGTATATAGCATCAACCTCCTGACTAGAGTTGAGTATTTCATCATTGATTGCCTCAATCTCTTTTTTTCTATCTCTAATATCTTTTTCTATTTTCTTTATTTCTTCAATAATAAGGTTGTCTTTTTCACTAAATATGGTATAAACCATACCTTGATTAAGTTGCAACTCACTAAAATCTCTTGGGAAAATATTCTTATAGGCAATAATGGCCAACATTTTATTACAGTCAAGTTCTGTCGTGTTTAATTTGTTATAATAAATTTGAAATTCGTTATAAATATTCTTCAATATTCTCATATCATCAATATATAAAGACATCCCTTGTAGAAATCTTTCATTGAACAACTTGAGAATACCACCACCATCAAAATGTGTGATAAACTGATCGTAAGAGTTAGAACTATCAACAACAGGAATAACTGGAATGATATAATCAAAGAATTTGGTTCTATCCTTCGAAATGAAGATATCATCACGAAGCAAGTAAATAAAACGTAACGTCGATTTCTTGTGCCCTGCTGTGTCCCGTTGAATATTAACCAGTCTGTTAACCTCATGAAGACGTTCAAAGATGTTATTACTATTAAAACGGTCCATGTCTTCAAAAACAATGGCATCAGCATCAACGTTCTCGAAAAGGTACAATACTTCATTTAAATATCTATCGAAATAAGACTCGTTACTTTCTTCAAAAATCTCTATTTCATTACCCTGTAAATTTATTTTCTTAAGAACATTACGATTCTTTTGGGTTTTTATTAACTTGTAAATGAAAATACAAGATAGGATAGTACATATAAACCCACTAATTAAAAGCGTATCGTATTTAGTTGATAATGTAAGTAGTGTCTTTATATTACCTTCAGATAAAAGTGAAACAAACTTTTCCCACTTATTAAATAGCGTGATATGTAGTATCATAGCGATAAATAACACCGTAAAGATGGTGTTTATCACAATGTTGTTAGTTTTTATTTTTTTCTTTACTTTAAAATGTGTCTGGGGAATATCATCAGCATTAATTTGGTGAATTAACTGGTTAAGAACTTTACCTTCTAACGCGGTTTCATTTATATCTTTACTTGGTTCATTAGTTTCAGCTTCCTCAATCGATCTGAAATGAGCAAGTGAGATATGAACAAACTTTATATTTGAATGACTTTTCTTATAGGATTCGATAAGACTACTTTTTCCTGCGCTATATTGCCCTGATATCGCAACATTTTTTAGATCGTTATTGGCAAAAACAAAATCTATCGCATTTTTATATACACCCAGCTCAACATCGCTGAACGGCGTTAACTTTTGAAATTTATAGCTATCATCACTCATTGATATCCCTTCCCAATCTTCACCGAGAGAGCTGGCTTTCGGAGTTAATCAAACAAAATCATGCAGATAAAATTTCGCCTTATTATAGCAGACACAACTGCAAAGATTAGCTAAAGCCTCGTTGTTTTCTTCATCTATCCCTATAATTTTACACTACAGTTAGCACTTACTATACCTGAAAGCTTTGCTCGTAAAGAGCACAATCGCAAGTCAGCAAAGCACGACTTTGCAATCGAGCGCCGCTAAAACAGTGCTGAATCGCTACGACTTAGGCAGCCATCTTATCGGTTGGCAGATAATTTCTAACTTCCGCTTCTGGCACAAAGCGGACAACCACGCTAGCTCTCCCCTGTGCCAGAAAAATGTCAATTTACATATGAACTAATGCTCTTTGATCTAGTAACGTCTATAAATACCGAAGATTTCCTTGATAAAATGCCAGTACACGTTTCATAACTTCACTCTTCCGGCACTCGCGACAGATTATGTTCTGACGCCTGTCATAGCGGCGTATTTCTCCGTCTGGTAATGACCAGATAAGGTCAGGATCAACCACAACCGTTTTTTTCACCTTTGCCCTGGATAGTTTTTTGCGGGCGTTTTTCCAATCCTTACGAGCCTGTTCAGACGGGAATAACCCATAGCCAGAGTTGTATACATCGCCACTGGCAACCAACTCTCTGGCAAGAATGCTCATCAGATATCTTGTCGCACCTGTCTTGGCCTCCAGTTGCCTTAACGTCTCGCGCCCACTCTGGCGTACCAACTCAACAACCTGCTCCTTAATTTTTTCACGCTCTTCCTGTGTAAAAACTTTTGCCATAAGCGCCTCCGGCAATCACTTTTCCGACACAATACGACTGGAGGAATCGACAATCTGTCGGACAATATCCCGGTGCTTGTTCAGCTCCCGCAGCGCGGCGCAGACTCGCTCCCACTTCTGGACATGATTTTTCGCCCGACGCAGTTCGCGGTTTGCCATATGCAGCGATGGTAAAACTAGGTCATCCGCTTGCGTTTCAGTAAACGATGGCAGCGACTGCACAATGTCCGCCACAGTTTCTGTTTTAATATCTTCCTGTGTTGCCGCTTCCTGTACTGGTAACGCAACACCGGCTGGCTGAGGAAAGGCTTTACCATCAGTTTCCGCTACCGATGCAGCTTTCGGCTCTGCTGGTAAATTATCGCCCGGCATGCAGTAACGAAATTTACCGTTCTGGTTTACGCGAATCAGGCGTCCTTTGCTGATTGCCATTGCCAGCGTTGAAGCAACTTTGCGGGATGTTGTACCGAACAGCGTAGCCAGTTCATCCGCCGTTTGTGGTCCGCGTTGTTCAATCGTCGCGGTTAAATCGCACTCTGAGATTTTCACTACAGTTGCCGTGGTGGTTTCTTCCGGCAGTTCTGCCTGCATTGGCTGTTCCTGCTGAACGTTGTTATCAGCCACACGCCAGGTGTACGCGCTTTTATCAACGAAACCAGCTTTTTTCAGTTCCCATAGTTCGTTCAGCACTTCTTCACGACTGATATCAAGTCGCGCAGCAAGTTCTATGGATGTGGCTTTTCCCATTGCTTTCAGTGCGTCAAAAACAGTCTCCATAAAAATTTCCTCCCGGTAAAAATTACTTCTCAATTCCTGGCTGGACGACATTCGGACGCCAGCTCTCCCAGTTAAAATTCACCCATCGCCCGCCGTTCATGGTCATGCGATCCATAATCCGCTCGCCGAGCAATGTTTTCATGGCCTCATAGTTCAGGTTTGTCAGCATCCCCACGCTGCGCATCGACGCTGTCCGGCGATCAACAATCTGGTGCAGCACCACCTGCTCGTTTTTCGTCTCGCGCTGAATGCCAATTTCATCAAGAACCAGCAGATCCACTTCGCATAGTTCCCGCAAAAATTTTTCGCCTGACTGCCCATCGTCATAGCTGGCGTGCAGGGCACTCATAACATCAGCCACGGTAACCACAATCACTGTCTGACCGTCTTTCAGCAGGCGATTCCCGATAGCTGCCGCTAAGTGGTTCTTCCCGGTACCAGGTTTTCCGCTGAACGCAAAATTTGTACACCCGGTCATCAGTTCATCAGCGATGGATTTCGCCTGACTCAACGCGTATCGCTGCGCTTCGTTCTGCACCTGGTAATTCGAAAACGAGCATTTGCGGTGCAATGGCTGGATGCCAGAGCGATTCAGAATTTTTTCCACCCGCAACTGGCGATTCTGACGGTTGATCTCCTCACAACGTTTCTGGCCTTCGGAAAGTTGCCACTCGCGCCACTCCGCTACCGTCTTGAATGGCGCGGTTACATGTGACGGGGCCAGTCTGCGGATACGTTCAAGAACGTCGCCTGTCGCAATATTTTTCATGGTCAGTTACCCCCTGAAGCCTGGCGGGATCGCACTATCCGGTAACGAGACGGTGTTAACCTGTCGGAGTAACGTCTCAGGTCGAACACCTTTCGGCGCGAACAAGCCCTGGTATTCATTGGCGATGCTGTGTCGAATCACCTGCTCAGGTGAAAAACCCTGCTGGCGGAATTTTTCCAGCTCCCGTATCGCCCCGTTAGCGCCCTGCTCCGTTCGAATCGGTTTTCGCAATGCCTGGCGAAATTCAACCCACTCACGCCAAAGCGAGACAGAAATCCAGTTCGGCAAAGCAATATCCAGAGGGTCAAACTTTTTGACACCTCGATTCCCCCGGGGGGGATTTAGGGGGGGATCTGTTTTTAGATCTTTATCTGTATCTTTATTAGTTGCCTTTGTGTTGACATCATGTTCAAACACCACTTCAACATCTGTTTGAACACCTGTTAAATTTCTCTCTTGTTTTGTTTGAACATCTGCTTCCTTTCTGCTTCTTCTGGCCTGAACAGATGCTTTTCCTGCGGCTGATTTTTTGGTTAATTTTTCCCTGACTGATGCCAGATCTTCCTCAATCCGAAGATGCACCCATTCCTCGCCGTTATCGCAAAAAAACTCCTGCAAGGATGGTTCAACATCAGCCCATCGCTCGTTAGTCAGACGGGCAATTTTTGCCAGCCTGTTTTTAGGTATTGGCTTTCCTGTTTGCCAGTAATTGAACATCAGCAACAAATACGCACCATGCTCCTCTGCTGACAAATGCATGGTGTCAGCCAGGTAATCAGCTATGTACAGTTGCATGTATGGTAATGCGGCCATAATTGCCCCGTATGATGCTGCCCGGTGGCTTAGAATAAGCACAAACAGCATGGAAACTTTTGCTTAATGAACAATGACAGAATCGTCGGAAGACCCGCCGCCGCTGAAATGCGCTTTCCGGTAAACGGCTTGGACTGCATCATCATGCGCATCAATTGCCGTACTTAACGCTTCCTGCGCCGCCAGTAATGCACGGCGTTCCAGGGTATCGAAGATGCAGAGTCGGTGACGCAGCTCGCGCGGAAGGATTGCCAGAATTGCTGGGATCAGCTTCTGAATTTTTTCTCTTTGCGTTTTCGTTTCACCTTTCAACCAACGGTGATAGATATTCTGCTGATTATTCCAGTCCTTGCCTGGTACCAGGGGCAATTCGCCGCCCCCCTGGCGCAGATATTCTTCAGTAATGGCATTGGCTACCCATGCCTGCCCTTTTTCGGCTGCCAGGGCTAACAACACTGACTCGATGTGCTCATGCTTGATTTTCATGAATCAACTCCCATCAGCTTTTTCGTAGTAGTTTTATTTCTGCCAATAGTTAAAATTACATCAGCAGAAAATAATCCGTTTGATGCATGAGCGATTTTTTCAGCGTAATTTGTTTCGCCGGTATATTCTGTGCGAGGCAATTTTCCGTTATCCATCCATTTGTAGATTGCTCTTTGGCTGACACCACAAACGTCGGCCACAACAGAAACGCGAACAGTTTTGATTACATCTTCAAGTGTTTTCTGGTTCATATCACCCTCACAATGTGAACTTTGAGTACATGCTATAACAGAACTGACAGTACATTCAAGAGCGAATATCATTGAACTTATGGTTCATGAAGATAAAGCGCGTAAAGAGTTCGCCAGTAGGCTTGCGCTAGCCTGTGAAAACGCTGGTTATGAACAACATGGAAGGCAGGCAGAAATTGCCCGTCGAATGAAATTAACACCAAAAGCGGTTAGCAAATGGTTTAATGGCGAAACAATTCCTCGCCGAGAGAAATTAAGGGAATTAGCAACACTCATTGGAACAACACCAACCTATCTTTTGGGAGAGGATACAGAAGAAAGTGGACAGGTACGTTTCTATCAGGAGTTAAATCCAAGACAAAAAATCATCATTGACCTTCTGGACGAGCTCCCTGACAGTGAGACAGATGAACTTTTAAAAACTCTTGAGGAGAAAAAACAGAAGTACAATGCAATTTACGAAGAGCTAGCACGAAAGAAAAAACAAAAAGCCTCTTAAACCAGCATAAATCCGGTAGCGTCCCCCTCCGGGTTTGTGCTTCACTTTATCCCATCTCATTTTTTTACACACAAAATGTACTTAAAGTACTTTACATCAATGAACACAAAGTACATTATATACCTACCAACCCACCCCGCCCCACAGAACGCAGGGCAATACTTCGAGTTACCAGGCAGTGGTCAGGGGTTAAGTAGCCAGCCCGAGGCGTATGAACATGACGGCAGGGTTCAGATTTTGCAGTGCAGCAGGTTTCAGTTCCGCCACCCGGCGTTAAGGGGAGAGATAAGATGGTGCATTACGAAGTAGTTCAGTATTTGATGGATTGTTGCGGTATCACTTACAACCAGGCTGTGCAGGCTTTACGCAGCAACGACTGGGATCTCTGGCAGGCAGAAGTCGCTATACACAGCAACAAGATGTGAGATTCGCAAAATGCAAAAAATCGACCTCGGCAACAACGAATCCCTGGTGTGCGGCGTGTTCCCCAACCAGGATGGAACGTTCACTGCCATGACGTATACCAAAAGCAAAACATTTAAAACCGAAACTGGTGCGCGCCGATGGTTGGAGAAGCATACAGTAAGCTAACGATTAAAACGTCTACTCCTGCTGTTCCAGAATAACTTCATAAAATGGGAGTATTTTTCGGTGACGAGATAATAAGAACAGTTTGCGCTATCACTCTGATGTTGAATGATGCCCTTCCGTTCTAATTTTTTCATAACCGGGTTACGGCAAGGAGAAGTGATAATAAGATTTCCTGTTTTAAGGAAATCTTTAAATACAGCGATTTCTTTCTCAGATAAACGAAGCAATACTCGTTGCTCTGGTAGTAATGAATAATGCTTTTGAATATGTGCTCGCAATCTTGAGAAGGAAATGGCGACCACGAAAGAAAAGGCAAAAACGATAATCTGAAAGAGCCAAGGTATTTCAGTATAAGCATTGAATGCGACAGTAAACTCTTTCGGTATCAGCCAGAGAGTGAGACCAAAAATGATAATCGTATACATAAGTATTTCGAGTGGCTCGTTAGCAAAAAGTTTCAACAATGGAGTAAATACATCCAACATATCAATAACTCTCAACTGTAAGGGTATTGAAATGTTAACACAAGCTCTCGCTGTAGGGGTATAGCCGAGACCACCGAAGCCCGGAGGTGGTGAAATAAAACCGGGCACAACACGAAGGCGCATTTCCGATATCCATAAAGAGTCGGTCTTGTCTGTTAAATTTAAATGGTGGGAGTGCGCCTCCGGTTGTAAATAACGACATTGCTGTGTGTAGTCCTGGCGGCATCAGTTTTTTTCTTGAAGTTCGGCTGATGTCCGCCCTTTTTAAAGTGAATTTTGTGATGCGGTGAATGCGGCTAAGCGCACGTGGCACAGTTAAAAGTCATGTTAGTCCTTATTGGTTTGGGTGGGAAAGCCGACTGTAATTGTTAACTGGTTGCAGTCACCTGGAGGCACCAGGCACCGCATCAACAAAGTTCATTTGTAAAAATGGAGATAATTATGATTGCACATCACTTCGGAACTGATGAAATACCACGTCAGTGTGTGACTCCTGGCGATTATGTTCTTCATGAAGGCCGGACATATATTGCCTCGGCAAACAATATTAAAAAGCGAAAACTATATATTCGTAACCTGACCACAAAAACATGCATTACTGACCGCATGATTAAAGTCTTCCTCGGTCGTGATGGTTTACCTGTAAAGGCGGAGTCATGGTGATGACTAAGAAAATAAAATGTGCTTACCACCTTTGCAAAAAAGACGTTGAAGAAAGCAAAGCTATTGAAAGAATGCTTCACTTCATGCACGGGATTTTATCAAAAGACGAACCGAGAAAATATTGCAGTGAAGCTTGTGCCGAAAAAGACCAGATGGCACATGAACTTTAATTAATTGACTATTCGAAACTGAATTTATGCCAGAAATGGCAGGTATTCGCTCAACCTTAATTAAGGAGAAAAACATGATTACCAATTATGAAGCCACTGTTGTAACTACCGATGACATTGTTCACGAGGTGAATCTGGAAGGAAAGCGCATTGGCTACGTAATTAAAACAGAAAATAAAGAAACCCCATTCACTGTGGTTGATATCGATGGTCCATCAGGCAACGTAAAAACACTTGATGAAGGTGTCAAAAAAATGTGCCTGGTGCATATCGGAAAGAATCTGCCCGCAGAAAAAAAAGCCGAATTTCTGGCAACTCTAATTGCAATGAAATTAAAAGGTGAAATCTGAAAGAAATAGCCTGCGTATGGCGCAGGCTATGAACAGTGTGTATCCGGCAAGATCATTCACTGAACAAAACGAATTTTAATCTGAGTTGAGGTTAAAAAACAATGAGCACAAAACCACTCTTCCTGTTACGGAAAGCGAAAAAATCATCCGGTGAACCTGACGTCGTCCTGTGGGCAAGCAACGATTTTGAATCGACCTGTGCCACTCTGGACTACCTGATCGTTAAGTCAGGTAAAAAACTGAGCAGCTATTTTAAAGCTGTTGCCACGAATTTTCCTGTCGTTAATGACCTGCCCGCTGAAGGTGAGATCGATTTTACCTGGAGTGAACGCTATCAACTCAGCAAAGACTCCATGACATGGGAACTAAAACCGGGAGCAGCACCAGACAACGCTCACTATCAAGGCAATACCAACGTCAACGGCGAAGACATGACTGAGATTGAGGAGAATATGCTACTCCCAATTTCTGGCCAGGAACTGCCCATTCGTTGGCTTGCTCAACACGGCAGCGAAAAACCGGTAACGCACGTTTCACGCGACGGACTCCAGGCATTACACATTGCTCGGGCTGAAGAACTACCGGCTGTTACTGCCCTGGCTGTTTCCCACAAAACCAGCCTGCTCGACCCGCTGGAAATTCGCGAACTCCACAAACTGGTTCGTGACACTGACAAAGTTTTCCCTAATCCTGGTAATTCAAACCTGGGACTGATAACTGCTTTTTTCGAAGCATACCTGAACGCTGACTACACCGATCGAGGACTGCTGACAAAAGAGTGGATGAAGGGTAATCGTGTTTCACACATCACTCGCACGGCTTCCGGTGCTAATGCTGGCGGCGGAAACCTCACCGATCGCGGCGAAGGTTTCGTACACGATCTGACGTCACTGGCGCGCGACGTAGCCACTGGCGTACTGGCCCGTTCAATGGATCTGGACATCTATAACCTTCATCCGGCACACGCTAAACGCATTGAGGAAATTATCGCTGAAAATAAACCGCCCTTTTCTGTTTTCCGCGACAAATTCATCACCATGCCTGGCGGGCTGGATTATTCCCGCGCCATCGTGGTTGCGTCCGTAAAAGAAGCACCAATTGGGATCGAGGTCATCCCCGCGCACGTCACTGAATATCTGAACAAAGTACTGACTGAAACCGATCATGCCAACCCTGATCCGGAAATCGTGGATATTGCCTGCGGTCGCTCCTCTGCCCCGATGCCGCAGCGAGTAACAGAAGAAGGAAAACAGGATGATGAAGAAAAACCGCAACCATCTGGAACAACGGCAGTTGAACAGGGAGAGGCTGAAACAATGGAACCGGACGCAACTGAACATCATCAGGACACGCAGCCGCTGGATGCTCAGTCACAGGTAAATTCTGTTGATGCGAAATATCAGGAACTGCGGGCAGAACTCCATGAAGCCCGGAAAAACATTCCATCAAAAAATCCTGTCGATGACGATAAATTGCTTGCTGCATCACGTGGTGAATTTGTTGACGGAATTAGCGACCCGAACAATCCGAAATGGGTTAAGGGGATCCAGACTCGCGATTCTGTGTACCAGAACCAGCCAGAAACGGAACAAAACACGCCAGAAACGGAAAAAACCAGCCCGGATGTGAAACAACCTGAGCCAGTAGTGCAACAGGAACCGGAAATAGTCTGCAATGCCTGCGGTCAGACTGGCGGGGATAACTGCCCTGACTGTGGTGCGGTGATGGGCGACGCAACATACCAGGAAACATTCGATGAAGAGAATCAGGTTGAAGCTAAGGAAAATGATCCGGAGGAAATGGAAGGCGCTGAACATCCGCACAATGAGAATGCAGGCAGCGATCCGCATCACGATTGCAGTGATGAAACTGGCGAAGTCGCAGATCCCGTAATCGTAGAAGACATAGAGCCAGGTATTTATTACGGAATTTCGAATGAGAATTACCACGCGGGTCCCGGTGTCAGTAAGTCTCAGCTCGACGACATTGCTGATACTCCGGCACTGTATTTGTGGCGTAAAAATGCCCCCGTGGACACCACAAAGACAAAAACGCTCGATTTAGGAACCGCTTTCCACTGCCGGGTACTTGAACCGGAAGAATTCAGTAACCGCTTTATCGTAGCACCTGAATTTAACCGCCGTACAAACGCCGGAAAAGAAGAAGAGAAAGCGTTTCTGATGGAATGCGCAAGCACAGGAAAAACGGTTATCACTGCGGAAGAAGGCTGGAAAATTGAACTCATGTATCAAAGCGTTATGGCTTTGCCGCTGGGGCAATGGCTTGTTGAAAGCGCCGGACACGCTGAATCATCAATTTACTGGGAAGATCCTGAAACAGGAATTTTGTGTCGGTGCCGTCCGGACAAAATTATCCCTGAATTTCACTGGATTATGGACGTGAAAACTACGGCGGATATTCAACGATTCAAAACCGCTTATTACGACTACCGCTATCACGTTCAGGATGCATTCTACAGTGACGGTTATGAAGCACAGTTTGGAGTGCAGCCAACTTTCGTTTTTCTGGTTGCCAGCACAACTATTGAATGCGGACGTTATCCGGTTGAAATTTTCATGATGGGCGAAGAAGCAAAACTGGCAGGTCAACAGGAATATCACCGCAATCTGCGAACCCTGTCTGACTGCCTGAATACCGATGAATGGCCAGCTATTAAGACATTATCACTGCCCCGCTGGGCTAAGGAATATGCAAATGACTAAGCAACCACCAATCGCAAAAGCCGATCTGCAAAAAACTCAGGGAAACCGTGCACCAGCAGCAGTTAAAAATAGCGACGTGATTAGTTTTATTAACCAGCCATCAATGAAAGAGCAACTGGCAGCAGCTCTTCCACGCCATATGACGGCTGAACGTATGATCCGTATCGCCACCACAGAAATTCGTAAAGTTCCGGCGTTAGGAAACTGTGACACTATGAGTTTTGTCAGTGCGATCGTACAGTGTTCACAGCTCGGACTTGAGCCAGGTAGCGCCCTCGGTCATGCATATTTACTGCCTTTTGGTAATAAAAACGAAAAGAGCGGTAAAAAGAACGTTCAGCTAATCATTGGCTATCGCGGCATGATTGATCTGGCTCGCCGTTCTGGTCAAATCGCCAGCCTGTCAGCCCGTGTTGTCCGTGAAGGTGACGAGTTTAGCTTCGAATTTGGCCTTGATGAAAAGTTAATACACCGCCCGGGAGAAAACGAAGATGCCCCGGTTACCCACGTCTATGCTGTCGCAAGACTGAAAGACGGAGGTACTCAGTTTGAAGTTATGACGCGCAAACAGATTGAGCTGGTGCGCAGCCTGAGTAAAGCTGGTAATAACGGGCCGTGGGTAACTCACTGGGAAGAAATGGCAAAGAAAACGGCTATTCGTCGCCTGTTCAAATATTTGCCCGTATCAATTGAGATCCAGCGTGCAGTATCAATGGATGAAAAGGAACCACTGACAATCGATCCTGCAGATTCCTCTGTATTAACCGGGGAATACAGTGTAATCGATAATTCAGAGGAATAATTCAGCCTGGCGGTGTAATGCACCGCCAACTTGAAATATTTTTTATGAGAAAAATTATGAGATATGACAATGTTAAACCATGTCCATTTTGTGGTTGTCCATCAGTAACGGTGAAAGCCATTTCAGGATATTACCGAGCGAAGTGTAACGGATGCGAATCCCGAACCGGTTATGGTGGAAGTGAAAAAGAAGCACTCGAAAGATGGAATAAACGAACCACTGGAAATAATAATGGAGGTGTTCATGTATAAAATTACCGCCACTATTGAAAAGGAAGGTGGCACTCCTACTAACTGGACAAGATATTCAAAATCTAAACTAACGAAATCAGAATGCGAAAAAATGCTCTCAGGTAAAAAAGAAGCAGGCGTTTCCAGAGAGCAGAAAGTAAAACTGATAAATTTTAATTGCGAGAAACTTCAGTCCTCGAGAATTGCATTGTATTCAAATTAAAACTTCATAGCTGATTATTAATAATCAACATCGGGCGTCAATTTCAGTCTAACATTGGCGCCTGCCAGAGGTGATGCGATGGCACAAGTAATCTTTAATGAAGAGTGGATGGTTGAATACGGCCTGATGCTTCGCACTGGTCTGGGGGCCAGACAAATTGAAGCATACCGCCAGAACTGTTGGGTGGAGGGCTTCCACTTCAAACGAGTATCTCCTTTAGGTAAGCCAGACAGCAAACGAGGGATTATCTGGTACAACTATCCAAAGATAAATCAGTTTATCAAAGACTCATGATATGTCTAAATTACCAACAGGTGTCGAGATTAGAGGTAGATACATTCGCATCTGGTTCATGTTTCGAGGAAAACGATGTCGGGAAACATTAAAAGGCTGGGAGATTACAAACAGTAATATTAAAAAGGCCGGAAATTTAAGAGCGCTGATAGTTCATGAAATAAACTCCGGTGAATTTGAGTATTTAAGACGTTTTCCCCAGTCCAGCACTGGGCCAAAAATGGTGACAACGAGAGTCATAAAAACGTTCGGAGAGCTTTGTGATATCTGGACAAAAATTAAAGAGACAGAGTTAACAACAAACACAATGAAGAAAACGAAATCACAATTAAAAACACTCAGAATAATAATTTGTGAAAGTACCCCGATATCACATATTCGTTATAGCGATATCTTAAACTACCGGAATGAACTGCTGCATGGAGAAACGCTTTACCTGGATAATCCAAGATCCAACAAAAAAGGAAGAACCGTGCGCACAGTTGATAACTATATCGCCCTGCTCTGTTCGCTGTTGCGTTTTGCGTATCAGTCGGGATTTATATCAACCAAACCATTTGAAGGAGTAAAAAAATTACAGCGAAACAGAATAAAGCCTGATCCGTTATCTAAAACAGAATTCAATGCATTAATGGAAAGTGAAAAAGGACAGAGCCAGAACTTGTGGAAATTTGCCGTTTACTCAGGACTTCGTCACGGGGAACTGGCAGCTCTGGCGTGGGAGGATGTGGATCTCGAAAAGGGAATAGTGAATGTCAGAAGAAACCTGACGATACTTGATATGTTCGGTCCCCCAAAAACAAATGCCGGGATCCGAACAGTAACACTACTGCAGCCTGCTCTTGAAGCACTGAAGGAGCAATACAAACTGACCGGGCATCATCGCAAAAGCGAAATCACCTTTTATCATCGGGAGTACGGCAGAACCGAAAAGCAAAAACTGCATTTTGTTTTCATGCCCAGGGTGTGTAACGGAAAACAAAAACCTTATTACTCGGTAAGCAGTTTGGGGGCAAGGTGGAATGCAGCAGTAAAACGTGCTGGTATTCGCCGCCGTAATCCGTACCATACGCGACATACTTTTGCCTGCTGGCTGTTGACGGCAGGAGCGAACCCGGCATTTATAGCCAGCCAAATGGGGCATGAAACTGCGCAGATGGTGTATGAAATTTACGGTATGTGGATTGATGACATGAACGACGAACAGATAGCCATGTTGAATGCGCGGTTATCGTAG